AATCTCCGGAAGAGTTTTTAATTTATCTGGGCCAAGTTGTTGCTGTGCTTCTTCAGATGTTGGATCTAATCCTTGTTCAAGTAATGCTGCAGATATTTTTACTTGTGCCTGAGAAAGAAGAGTTTCTTCAACCATCTTTCTTTTTTGTTCAAGCATCTCATTGTATGAGTTCTCATCTACTGCTCTATATGTAAGTTTGGTTGTTCTTTTTGCAAATTCAGCTACAAGAACATTAATAACATTTGGAATAATAGGATAGAACTTAAGCTCTAATGCAGATGGTTCATCCTTTACTAATATGTCTACAATATCTCTATATTCATTATTTTCTTCTACAATATAATCAGATCTATCAATCATACCTTTTGCAAGCTTGTAGTTCTTCATTAGCCTGCGTGCATTTTTACGGAGCTGTTTTAAACCATTCCATTCTAACCAGTCTAAATTCCAAGCAGCCCATTCCATATCCTTCTCCTTTTTTGGAATAAACTGTAAAGGTTGAGTAATACTACCCAATCTTTGCTGTTCTACTTTTGCTCCCTTTTTTAGTTGAAGGGCGTTATATACTTGCATATCCTTTATTTAAAATTTTTAAATGGGGATCTATGTATCTTACCACCTAATGAATTACCACTCCCCATATGACGGAATGGGCTTCTATTTAATTTAAACAAATTATCTGACTTTTGCAAGTTTTTAGAAGCATCATCCATTATAACTCTTTTAGAATATCCCCGGTTGGCTTGTTGAATTCTCATGAATGCTACAAGTGCTGCAAATGATACAAGTCTATCCACGTTGACACCATCTGCATACTCTTGCATTTCTTTAAGTAACATAGGATCTGGAATCCTTTCAATCCCATATTTGGTTCTTACAATTGTACCATCTGTCTTAGTTTCTACATCTAGTTCTTCTTTACAGTATTCAATGGCATAACTTAATAAGTGAGCCTTAAATAATGTACCTGTATTTTTCCATCCGTACTCCTGGAATACATTAGCATTGGCACCAAGATCTTTTAAGAATAGAATCTGATTCTTAGGTACTAAATATCTTTGTTTCTTTCTGGAAATCATATACTGAATAAACAATGAGATGTTGTTCTCAATTACTGTCCAAGCATTATACCATTCTATAATTAACTCTAGTCTCTGGTGAGTTTTATTAATATCATCAAATCTACCACACCATGCAGCTACAATTTTATCAGGTTCTATGTATGTTTCTGTTTCACCCATAGTAACTCTAGTAACTTCTACTGGAGCTTTCATAATATAAATAGAACAGAGTGATTCTGAAGTTGTAGTTTTACCTTCAGAGACGGGGTCAATGGATGCATAGTACTGACCAAAAGTAGGATCCTTAATAGGTCTTTCCCATACTACAAGGACCCCGGTTTTATCCTCTGTTTTTTTACTTATTGGAAATTCTTTAATAGGTTGTTTGTCTGTTGATTTAACAGCAACCTTACCCATTTCATCAGTAAAGATATCTAAGAACTCATATCCATATTCTTTCTCTTCAATTCTTTTTGATTGTGCAGCAACTAAATGTGAAGGGAATACAGAAACAGATCTATGTGCAAAAGCTTCTTGAATGTTTCTTGGGTGCTGAGATATCCTTAACTGGTAGTCTTCTGGAGATAATTCTTTTTTCCACTGTTCAAACTGAGCATCTAACGCTATAAGAGCTTCTTCTACTTTTGAGTTACCAAATTCATCAATGTATGGAGGCATTGACCATTGCTCAGGAATAAACAAACCTGATAAACCAGTGGTTCCTTTATTATCAATAAGATTACTTTCTACAGCATAGATATCTTTAGAGAGTGGGTTAAGAATCATTTCCCTTAATGGATTACACTGAGACAAGTCACCCACAGATCCTGCTGCAATGAACATACCTGTAGTAACCATACCTGAGCGCATAGCTGGGCGCATGTACTCATATGTCTGATCCATCTTAGGAGCAATACCTGCTTCCTCATGAAAGAAGTATTTTACCGGACCCCCTACACCATTTGTTGGATCTTTCTCAAATGACATACCTTGAATGGTACCTTTGAGACCAACCTCTGTTTTTCTATCTCCTTTTCTTACTTCAATCTTCTGTTGCCACATCATTACCTTGTCAGGAGACATAGGTCTATACCATGCTGTATGCTCATTTAAGAAGGCTGCATATTCCTGTAAAAACTTCCAGGATCCTTTTTCATTGATATAATCTTTAAGACTTGCTCCCATTTTGAGAGTAACCCCTGCCTCAAACCATTGCTGGTTTATAAACTTACCCATATGGTAATAAGAAGATGCAATCTGACGTTTCTTTAGAATGGCAGAATGCTTATAGTTTAATTCAGCTAGTAACTCATAAAGAGCCATATGATACTGTGCATCCCTAATCTTAGCAAAGTCAAACTTTTGTTGTTCCTTATCAAAGATTGGTAAAAAGTTTAACCACATGTAATATTCTCTTGCAAGAAACCATGTGTTACTTTCATCTTTTATAATAACTCCTTTTCTACACTTTAACTTTTGATCATCCCAATAGGCAATAAAGTCTTTTGATTTGAATGGGGCTGTGCAATATACTCCTGTATCTCTAAACCTTCTGGACTCAGAAATAAATACCTGATTAGTTGTACTGTTGAATCCGTACTTACCGGGTTCTTTGAAAACCCCAAATATGAAGTTGCTGAAGTCCTCTCTGGATTCAAAACTTGTTGTTGTCCATGTTCCATTGTCATAGGTTGGTATGTCTTGATAAATCTCACTCATTTACAATCAATTTTACAGTATGATTGGTTTCAATCCAAACTTTAGCTCCACAACTAAGTGGGTTATCTGGTCTATAAACTACCCTTGCCACTTCATTCCCCTTATCATCAAGAATAAGTGCTTCATGTGCATAATCATTAGACTTATATGTCTTACAAGTTAAAACAGGATCTTGAGTATTATTCTTTGCATTACTCTTAATCTGATGTTGGTTTACATGAATTACTGTTTTCATACTAACTATCATAAGCTAAGCCTTGCCCACCTCTTACTTTACTTGATTGCTCATCTTGAAGGTCTTTATAGACTCCTTTAAATGATGCTCTAATCTGGTCAAAGTTTTTGGCTGCAGCAACTAGTGAATTAATATTTCCATCTCTACCTGCAGTAATAGCAGTAGTCTCCATATATCTAGCTAATCTATCTAACATAGATGCCATTCCTTTATATGCTCTAGATGTTGGAGTTTCATACATTCTTTCACAGAATAGAAGTGCCGTATGAATATCATCATCTTCTGTAGAGAATTCTGCTTCTATTTCTTTTAGAATAATATACTCTTTATCTATCTCTGGAGTATGAAAAAATGGATTCATGTCAGGATTAGGACATGTCATATAAAACAAGTAGAGGTATATTTTAAGATAATCATCCGGATAGTTATCCATGATATCTTTAAGTGCTTTCAAAGTATAGCAATGCTCCGTAGGAATTACTATACCATTTTGTACGTCAAATAGTCTGACTAACATATTACTTCTTTTTAATAATATAAGGATTCTCCTTAAGGTAATTGATAACTGAGATTACTTCATCATAAAGATAAGGTACTGGCATTGGTATTACTTCTAATACTTTTGGCTCTCCATTCTCATCTAATTTAGCAATAGGGTATCCATATTGATCTTCACCTTCTGTTTCAAATGTAATATGGTGAATAAATATCTTTCCTGGTTGAAGTTTAGGATTATGCTTTAAGATAATATACATGTAGATACTTAACTGTAAAGCATAATGATTAAAGTTGCAATCATCTAAATGATCTACTGGTGAAAGCATCTTCTCAGACATTCCTTCCCAGTTTTTAAATGATTCTGTTTTAATCTCCTTATTAGTCTTGTAGTCAATGATATTAACTCTACCATTGACTACTTCAACTAAATCTGATTGGCCACATAAACCTGCTGACTTAAGATAGACCATATGTTCTGGATACACGCCTGGTTCCAATTTTTGTGAAGGTGCAATTTTTAAACCATTAGGTTGTTCAAATGGTTTAAAGATAGGAACTGTTACACCTTCTCTTTCAATAGATGCAAGTGAGCATAAGTCAGATTCTCTTTGATTATGATAGAATGTACCAAGACCTGTAGCTCTGTTAGCTTCATTATCCCAAATCTGAACAATGGTTTTAGGATCAATACCATACCATTTAGACTTTTTATTCTTACTTACTCTCTCTGCAACTTTCTTAGCATCAAAAGGTTTCTTAAGACTAGATAGTAGGGTAGTCACACTAACCCACTTGATTTCATCATTAGGATCTACACTAGTATAACTATGATCATCTGCATTAAATACTATACTCATAACTATGTATTTTCTATAATTGAATCAGCTAATGTTCTAGATGCTTCATCTTCTGACATTATCATCTTTCTGATATTAGCAACTTCTTCTTGAGTAAACTTGCCCTCAAGGCTTAGAATTCTAAGTCTCATTATCTTTATTGTTACGGCATGATCATCTAATTGCTTTTGTAATTTCTGTATTTCAGTCTCATAAGGATCAATACTAGCATGATAAGGACTTGTTGAACCCGGTTGTATTTGACTCCATAAACCTTGTCCGTTATGAGATGTATAATCTGAAATATCTATATACCCACCATAATTATTTTTATTTATCATAATATTAGTCTTTAAGGTTATCTAATTCATCCTCTTCTTCTTCTGTAGCAATTGCTTGCCATTTACCAAGAGGACATTCTGATGAAAGAGATCTAGTCTTAAAAGTTAATGAGCATCCACATTCATTACAACATGGACCGGTACCTTTTACAGCACACTTATTACCTTTACTTGGACAGTCATCACATACATCATATCTCATTCTTGCAACATCTTCTACAAACTCATCTCTTATTACTGAGTTCTTAATGCCTTCAAGAATTGCTTTCTTATTCTCCCAGATTGCTTTCAGTGCTGCCTTCATTATTTTTTGCTTTTAAAAATTCTATCCTTCTTTCAAATTCTTTATCAATCTTAGCTTTTAATGCAACTAGAAGTTTATGTCTTTCCTCCATTGACTTCTTATTATAATAAGCTTTGAATGTAGATGTATCATGATTTTCTAGTCTCTGGCTAATTTGACCAATTGCTTTATTAACTACACCATGTCTTGCAACAAAGTGTCCTAATCCATCAATATTAATTCTAGGAAAAGATAGATTAGTTAATAAACCTCTTACATCTTTATAATAAAACTCTACTAAAGATTCAACTAAATCTTGATCAACATTTAACTCTTCTGATACTTGTCTATATAATTGATTAGATTTTTTTGGCTTCATTCTCCTAAAAATTTATAATCTAATAGAATTGTACCATCAGTAATAACTTTGATATCTGGATTTAGTTTAATTAGTTTTTTGTTTTCTAAATCTTTAATGACTAAATTATTTTTTTCTGCCTTATTAATACAGTTTCTTACTGTTTGTGAAGACTTAAAAATCCAGTCCTCATCTGCAGAAGCATCTTGGCAAAAATGTGTAAGTTCAATAGGTTGATTGAAGCTAAGTAAAGTCAAGCAATTAAGATCAGAATCACTCATAGTAATTTTGTTAACATAACAATGTGTCAAAATTTGGAACTTAACAATGTCCCATTTTGGCATCTTTACGCGTTTCTGTACTTGATTTACTAAAGCCATGATTAGTTAGTTCTAAGCTTTCTTCTGCCTTTTTCTTGTTCAGGCGTTGTAGACTCTTCATTATCAGTATTATCAGAACCTTCTTCTGATGCTTCTTGTTCTTGTTGAGCCATCATTGCCCATTGCATCTGAATACTACTTCTTCTAAATCTTACTTCATCAATTTTCATAAGTACTTCTTCATACTTAAGTTGTGCTTCTAAGTATGGTAAAGACTCAGTATAAAATTGAAGCATTTGTTCTTTTTGAGCTGCCATTTCTTCTGGTGTCAACTCTCGGTTTTGTTGGTTTTCCATGATATTTAATTTAATTGGTTTAAACAAATATACAAAATAAGTTTAAATGTATATTGTTTAAATAAAAAATCCAGGCACAGAAAGTACCTGGATTATAGTAGTTTAAGTATAATTACTTTTTCTTAGCAGACTTCTTTACAGATCCACCTTTTTTCATTCCTAATTTTTCTTTAATGGCATCGCGGTTTTTATAAACCAAAGCACCAGCAACTCCTGTTGCTACAGCTCCTGCAACTTTTTTAACTCCTTCTGGAACACTACGTTTTCCATATTTAGTTACTTTACCACAGCCACTTTTGCGTCTTCTTCTTCTCTTACCATCTCTATCTGTATATTCTTCCATACAAGAATCATCTGAAGCACCACCTTCTTGGTAACTTCTCATTGAGCGGATCATTTGGTTCTTACTTTCTTTCATAATTACCTATTTTTAAATGTTAAGTTTAATATTGTCAAAAGATAAAAGTTTCTAGATATGTCTATCTCAATTGATAAGATGTCAATAAAAGAAAATCTTATTTTAATAGCTAACTTATCCCATTGCTTAGTATAAGTATTCCAACCATTTCTAAATTTCATTATGCTTCATTTTTACTGATTGTACCTTTTGCACTTAACATTACTTTACGGACTGATGCCGGTTGTGCAACTTTCCATGCAGTTCTTCTTGCCTGATGCAATCTTGATTTTAATATTCTTGTTACTGAAACTGAGTTTCCTTGGTTTCCACCAAGTACATGATAACAGTCTTTATCTTCTCCAACATAGATACCTACATGACCTCCTCCGTCTCTTTTAAATGTAAGAATATCTCCTAACATGGGTTCAGTTACTTTAGTGCCGTATTTGGCCCAATTTAAAGCCCAGAGAGGTGCATCTACAACCTGTACACCAGCTTTGTGTGCACAGTATGCAATAAATAGTCCGCACCATGGAATTTCATCTGCTGTATAAACTTTATTTAGATCAAGTTCTTTAGCCCAATCTATGATTACGGAATTGTGTTGTTTACCTACAATCTCTTTAGTGCCAAGCAACTTTACTGCTTCAACTAAAATCTTGGGGGATTTTTCCTCTTGTAAAAAACTATAACTCATTGATTAGTCTTTTATATTTTTATAAGTATCAGATACTTTTTCTATAGAACCTCTGATTTTTTTAACTACACCGTATACTGACTTAAGCATATTATTACCTGTAATATCAAACCAGTTCTCATTAATAGATGATATCTCTATTAATCCAAATATACACAACAAGATGTTAGTATATACAGCTTGTGTTGGAACTTGAAATGAATATCCTAAAGCTTTTAATGCACCATTACTAAATGGAGTAAGTGCATAGTAATCTAAAGGAAATAATGCTAATGCAAGAATATAGTATCCGGCAGCTTTAAATATATATCCTCTTCTTAGAATTTTAGATTTGAATACATCTTTATATTTTTTACCTTCTTCACAGGCAATCTTTTTAATAGATATTAGCTTTACTATTGTATCTATAAAAATGATTAACATTAATAAAATTGCACATAGCTCAATTGGAGCAAAGAAGGAGAATATAGACAAAGCAAAGAGAGTTATTTTAGTTTTCATTTTATAATCAGTCCAGTAGTTAATAATCCATTTAGCAATAAAGAGATATTTCTCTGTCTTTTTAGTTTTTTAATATCAAAAGCTTGTGATGTAATAATTGTATCCTGGGAATTTATAATGTATCTCTGAGCTACTATAACAGTATCCTGTGCGGCTATTACAGCATCCTTTGCCTTATCTCTGCGGTAAAGGACATGAATCATAGTGTCTTGGATCTGGATAATTTTAAATGTATCTCTTGCTTTCTTTACTTCCTCTAACTCTGCTTGTAAATCAAAAAGACCATGATTAAGTTCTGCAATGATTTTCTTACTGTTATCAATCAGTTTACCTTGCTCTCTTATCACAGTCTCCTTACCTTCAATTCTTTTTACAATAGTCTTTTGCTTACTTACTGGATATATTTGTTTAGGACTACGCATAAGTAAAAACAGGCACATCACAATAAGACATACCTGAAGCATTGTAGAAAGATTAATATTTGATATCTTAATGAATTTCATGTAGTTATTATTTATACCCTACTAATAATATACTAAATTTAAATGATTTATACAGTTTCTTCTGTAGACAAATCTTCAGGTTTTAGATTACGGGTTGGCAATGAAATTGGTACATATTCAATAAACTCAATCTGTTTAAGCCATAAAATATCGGAAGCTTCAATTTCTTCAATTGATATGATCCAATTATTGTTTCCATCCTTGATTGGATTAAAATAACAATCTGGACTAAACTGTTGTCCTACTAACTGATTCTTCTGTTCTTCTGTCAATAATCCAACAAGTATGCCTGTGTTTGATGTTTCCATAATTTAACTTTTAAACATTTCTTGATAGTGCCGTTTGATATGTAGTTACAATAGAATTAAGAGTTGCTGCTTCAGCATCTGTTAAACCTGTACCTATAGTTGCAAATGCTAATTCAAAAGGTGCATAATTAGAACGTGTAAATGTAGCACCATTGTAAAAGGCATTAAAATTTAATTGAGTACTAGGCATAACGCCTCCTGTTGGTTGAAATCCTTTTAACACCCCATCTTGATATGTTTTAAGTGAGTTAACCGCAGTACTTGATGTCATCAATAAACCTTTTGTACTTGTAAATGGGGCACCTGTTATAGTACCTGTTCCACCCATACCAGTATTTACATTAAATGGTGTGCTAGTAAATGTAAGAAAAGCGGCTCCATTATTAGGTGCGGTTGTACTTGCTCCAAATAAAGTTCTATTTGCAGCTGGAGTAATCGCAGTTCTTGAATATGCACTTATATGAGCATTTCCAGCAGATAAATAATTTGATAAATTAGAACCAGTTTGAGCATAAGCATTGGTACCATTTCCTGTTGCACCAGTTAAACTAAATGTCCAAGTGTTTGCAAAGAACAGTATGCGAGCATTATCATTTCTAAATCTTTGTATAACATTCCCTGTAAATTGACTACTTATACGGTTTGCATATGTACCAAAATTAGCTTGATATGTTGTAGCCGTTGATCCAAGATCAATTTGAGAACCCCAAAGAAAAACAGATGTATTTAATGAATTACTTTCTGCTCTAGTAGCTGTTGCTGAAGTTACTAATAAAATAGAAATATTTCCGGTAGTAGTGCCTGTAGCAATACCTGTGATAATACATCTGTACCATCCTCCCCCAGCATTTTGTATTGAAGCTGTTGTAGCAGCACCAAAACTACCAACTGTACCAGCACTTAAATTAAAATTAGCCCAGAAATTTCCACCAAAAATAGGACTTGTACCAAGTAACTGAATAAAATTATTTGTATTTGCTCTTGCATAAACACTAATTGTATATGTATTACCGGCAATAATACTTCTAGTTTGTACTACTTGGTGTACTGATGCTACACCATTAGCAGCAATAGTATCTGCAGTTAATGAATTATTAGGTGCCGCAATTGTATTACCTGTTACAGCAACGCCAGTTTTAAGCCAAAGAGCATTTGTAAAATCTTCTGAGTAGTCCATTAAGTTTCTTGAATCACTTATAAATGGCCACACATCTCTCATTTTAGACCATAGACTATTTGTTTTTAAGTCTACAACTAAATTATTAACAGCATTACCCTGCGTTGTACTATATATTGGATCTACTATTAAAGCATTACTTAAGAATGCAAAAGCATCTGGATCTGAAACATTAAGAGTAACAACACCTCTACCTAGTGCAATTTGGAAAGTTTGAATTCTTGCATATAGATTAGCTGTTTCAGTATCATCTAATTCTACAGTAGAAAAGTATGCAAATGAGTGTATACAAGAAGTAAAATCAGAAATATATGAAGAAGTGATGCTGCCTGTATCTGAATCATAACTAAGAAATCTGCGTCCTCCAACAACCATAGTATCCCTAAAGAATATAGGTCCGCCACCTAGAGTATTAGTAGCAACTTTTATTCCATTTCTATACCCATATTGTGTTGTAGATCTTGCTCCTACTTGACTATGCCCTTGACCAAAATATGCCGGAACAGATTCAGGCCAATTACAACATGAAAATTGTCCATTGAATGTACTTAAAATTAGTTGCTGACCAATGTTGGTATAACAACCATCTGTATCACAATAACTATAGTCTTCATTATATCCAAAAGAAAAGTTGCTATTATAGTCAGCAGGTGTATATATACCTACAGTTTGTACATTTCCTGCAAAATATGTATCTGCATAAGTATTTGTCCCATTACCTAGTATACCCTGGCTATCGTGTCTCCATCCACCATAGAAAGTTAATCTATATGCAGCATTAAGATCTCTTGGATCTTTTAGGTTGTATTTATGTGTAGTTGCTGTACCACCAACAAATGGGTAAATTGCGGTCATCTGACTCCATAAACCATCTGTTTTTAAACCAACAACTAAGTTACATATAGCAGCACTAATTATAGGATCTGTTATTCCTGTAGCAAGTAAAAATGCATCCGCATCTAGATCAGAACATCCTACAGTTGAAGTAGATAATATAATATTTGTACCATTAGGTATCCCAAGCCTTTTACTAAAATTTATATTAGTAGCCATATTAACTAACTACTTGAATAATTAAGAACTCTGTACCCGTTGCAACATAATCTATTGTATCTAATGTATTGTTAAGAGCTCCTGCATCAAAACTTACTGTTTCTCCCGGTTTTAATGTAACACCCTTTACAGTTCCATTAGCTGTACCTACATTAGCAATTGATATACTACACATACCAATATAACTTGAACTATTGCTTACTCTTGCAATTTGAGTCTGTCGTTGTTGTGGTGCAAGATATGATGTTCCACTAGTGGAAAATGCAGTAAGAAGAGCGTCTAATCCCTTAAGCATTTTTAATTGCCAAGGAAAGTTATTCCCTTTATTTCCGTAGTCTTTTAAATTTCCTATTGACATGATTAATATGTTTTGTTTAATGTAAATATTTCAGAATAAATTGTGTCTGAAGCACTTGCGGTTCCCCATTCTGCTGTAACCTTTAAAGTATTAGCTACAGTTGTATCAAAGGTTGTATTATTAATGATACTGAAGTTTGTACCTTCAAAATTAGTTCCTGAGTTTTTGATGTATGAGAATATACCACCAGAAGCAATTGAAGCTACACCAGCTGCTCCTAATACTCTGATAGTAAAGTAAACATTAATTTCCCAATGTTTATTTGTAGCCGCTTCTAAATCAATAACACCTGTATCTGCCAATACAATAGTTCCTGCTTTTATTCTTAATCTAATTGTTGCTGATCCTGTACAAGACATATGACCAATTAACTTAGCATGAAATGAATCTCCAACTTGGAATCCATTTGCCGGAACTGTTAATGTACCTACACCAGTACTTATTAAATCTGACTCTACTGCGGTGTTAGTTATTGGTGTACTTGATGTGGTCTGACTATATAAACCAAAATTTAAAGTTGATGGTAGTACAGGTACAATTTGATCAGCTAATTCTTGAATGGTCATTGCACCGGCTAAGTATTTATCATCTCTTTTCTCATCTCTAAGGCCAATAGGCAACAATGTTGTTGCAGGATTTACAACAGGAAAATATCTGCGGTTCTTTATCCAAGAAATAAAATTTAAAATATCCATGAGTATAGTATATAGTATAATATACTAAAAATTATGTAGATAAACAAAAAAGGCCCTAACTATTTAGGACCTTTGATATTGTTTAGTTTATTCTTCAGGAAGTGGTGGAGCATCTATTTCTCCACTGTCTGGTTCAGAATATTCTTGACCATAGGTTGCTAATGCTGCTATAAGATTTTCTTTTGTTTCAAAGTAATCTAATTTAGGTTGACCTGTTGTTACAGTAGCGCCTTCAAATAACTCACCATAGTGAAAAACATCAGTCTCATTTGTTGCTAAATACCACATAATATATTTTTTACGGTTGTACTCCTAAATCTACAATTGTCCAATTATTTGGTGTTGATGTAAGAACTGTTCTTGCTGCTGCTGCAGCCGGACTATAATACTGATTTACTCTTAATGGAACATTTGGTTTTACAGTTTGTGCCGCTAAACTAATTAAGAAATCTGAATAGTTTTGTTTACTAAATGCAATAGTTAAATAAAGCGGATCACTATTGTACATAAAATTGGTCATATTAGTTACAAGAGGAATCTGCCAATTATTTAATGGGTAACTATATGCAATAGCTCCTTGCATCATTCTATCCATGTTAGCGACCTTTCTAACATCCCAGTTATTTAATGAATCATTAAAAG